GATAACGTGCAAAGCCGAGTACGCCGTACCAGCCCATTGGGCGGAAGCGCATCAACTTATCGGTTACGTTTCCGATAACAATGTGTGGCTCTTCTGCAACAGCCTCAGCAAGTGCTTGCTGTCCGCAGAGGATAGTATCAAATACACGTGTTACTGGAGTTACGGTTACAACTGTTGTTGCAGTAACTGCAGCAGTGTTGGCTGTATCTACAGTGAATGTAGTGGTTGAGCCAGATGTGCTGATTGCAGTAATCTTGGCACCTGAAGCGATACCAGTTCCAGCAATCTTGTCGCCTACCTCAGCACGAGTTGCGATAACAGCAGAAGAAGCAACACCAAAGGTGAAGCCTGCTGATGTACCTGCAACGGTTACTGCGGTTGTAGCGAGAGCAGACTGGTCTGCACCATCTTTAGCATTTGGCAAACGAGAAGACTCAACAAAGAATGCTCCTTCGTAGTCGCCAATTTCTCCTGCCCATACGTTATTAACGGCTGGGTCAGAGTTAATGTGAGCAAAGTTCCAGCCTAGGTTTCCAGACTCTGCACGCAGGTCGTGGGAAACTTCTGGGTGGATTCCGCACCAGTAGTAAGAACCACGGCGAGCCTTGGCCTTATTAGCACGGAGTTTAGCAACAGCCTTACGAATGTCTGCTGAATCAATTGTTGCAGCAGCAGCAATTGTGGCAGTGCTTGTAGCGGTTGAACCGCTATAAATTACGTTAGTTCCGCCAGTTAGTGTTGTTGAAACAACCTGGTCAATAGAATCAGCAAGGTTGTATGCAATGATATTTGCAATTGCTGGGTCTACATCTGCTAGTGAGAATAACTCAAGAGCACGGGTTACTAGGACAGCATTACCATACTCGTTAAGAGTAATAGTTACTGATGTCGGTGTTGTTAGAGCAACTGCATCTGGGTCAGTTGTCTCTGTTAGTGTTGAAGTTTTTGCATCCAAATCAACATAGCGCTGTAGCACTACAGTTGAACCTGGAATTGCTTGACGGGCAGGACGCTTATCTGCGACAGAACGAAGTAGTGGTTCTGAACGGAGAGCGAATTCTAGAAGGCGGTCATACGCCTTCTGTACTAGACCTGCGGCGCCTACTGTACCTCCAAGAGAATTACTTGAGGTATCTGTAAATGCATTTGCCATTAGGTTTCGTCACCTCCAAGTGACTATGAACTGTTAGGAATTGCGTAGTAGGTGGATTAATTCATCCATTGAATCTGCGTTATCTAAACGAGATGCCATATCTACGGCTTTGTCTGGAGTCATACCGCCTTGGGTTAAGACATCTTGCTGACGTAATGTAGCAAGGTCTTTCTGCGTATCCTCATTCTGAGCCTGTGGGGTATAGCCAATTAAATCTCCGTTATCACGGAGCCAAGAATCAATAGATTCCTCTGTGGCATCCTCTACATCTTTCAAAATAAGGCGTGCAGCCTTAGCGTTTACTCCTTTTTTTGCTAGGACTTCAGAGACGGTTTGTTCCCGCTTCTGCTTAATGTATCCATCAAGTTGTTCGGTAAGTTCCTTGATACGCTTCTCATCAGCACGCTTGGCTTTCCTTAGTTTTTTAACCAAGGCATCGCCATCTAACTGATGGTCAGGTACTTCTACTTCGTCTTCTTCGTCATCCCAGTAGTTGTTGCTCATAGCAACCACCCTTTCTATTCGTTGTTAGTCGCAAGCCACAGTTCTATCCAGGGGTAGATAGGCTGGCTCTTGCTACCAGTCTTATACACCGCACGGGGCTGGTTGGTCCGTGTCGGGAATCTAGTATGTTCCGCCTGTTTGTCTTCCAAGTGCTGTTCTTCCAACACCACTTTGTCCGCCAAAGGCTCCTATTTCACGTTCTACTAAACGTTGACGTTTGCGTTGTGCTGATGCAAGGCTATTAAATACTTCTTGCTCAGCCTCTGCTAAACCATAACCTTCTAATGCATTACCATAAATATCAGACAACTTTTCAGCCTGTGGCAAAATGTTTGCAATAGTTGCATAACCACGCCGTGCTTCAGCCTGTGTAACGCCTTGTCTAGCCAACTGTTCAGATACAGCAACCCCAGGTTGTAGACCTTGAAGCCTTGCTGCTGCCCCAATTTCGGCTGCAGAAACTTGTGTTTGAATCTTAGGGAACTGTTGATTAGGGTCAAGAACATAAGCAACTAGGTCAGTATCGCCAATACCATAGTAATCACGCAAGGTAGCAGCAATTGCAGGGTCAGCATTACGGACTCTTTGAACTGCAGTAACTACGCGATTAGATAATTCAGCAGCAGATACATCGTTTGCAATAAACTGGTTTACATAATCATCTGTATCAAACTGATTAAGCCCATAAGAACGCAGAATCTGGCGGTATCCATCTTCAAGATTAAGGTATTCAGCAGGCGTAAGTACTTGTAAACCCTTCTTTATACGGTCTTCATTGGCTTTAAATCTACGCTTATATTCTTCTGTTTCTTGTAGCGCAAAAGTAATAGTTGATTCAGTTGCGCCTTCTTGGGCAAGGCGCTTAATTGTAGGAATAAGTCCAGTTAAGTTATAGCGTGTAAGTCTGTCAGACATAATGCTGATAATTGACTCACGTTGCATCTGTTGTTCTTTTTCACGCTGTGCTTGCTGTTCTGCATATTGCTTAGCAAGAATATCTGCAGCACCCATACCGCCAGCAGCAGGAGTTGCTGGTATAAAAACATTACCACCAACATTTATATTACCTGATGCTGATATAGAGTTATTTAAAGCATTAAGAGCAGCCTGTGCTCTTGCTGCTGCTGCATCTGCTGCTGCTTTAGACGCTGCATCTTGTGCTGCTTTTGCTGCTGCTTGTGCTGCTGCTAATTGAGCAGCAAGTCTAGCCTGTTCTTCTGCTGCTGCTTTAGCAGCGGCTGCTGCTGCAGCATCTGCATCGGCTTTTGCTTTTCTTGCTGCTTCTTCTGCTGCTAATCTATCAGCCTCTGACTTTTGAAGTTTAGCCTGAACATCTGCTTTTTCTTGACCTTCACGGGCCAGTTGCGCTAGACGGTCTGCTTCTGCAAGTGCGTCTTCGGCAGCCTTAGTAGATGCAGCAATGTCTGCTGCTGTTTGGTCATAAGGTTTAGAAGGTCTATCTTTTTCTTCACCCATACGAAATCTACCTGGGTCAAAAGAAGGTATTGGAACAGGATTATAACTTTCAATAAATTCTTCTACGGCTATTTTAGTAGGAGCATTTTTTCTTTTTTTAGCCACTAGACAAGCCCCATATCACTCAAAGCCTTATAAGTAAGGTTATCCACTGTAGTCCTTGCATTGTTTGTTAACTCCCATTCAGGCGTCATACGTAGTTCACGCTCAAACTGCCATAATGGTTTTACTGCTGGCTTGCCATCTGGTCCTACATACTGCAAAGCAGCACGAAGACGTGGGTCTTCAAATGTAACCGAGTCTGCATCTTTTTCAAGAACGCTAGCAATAGCACCTTTGTAGGCTGATGCCAAAGAATCTACAGATATACCAGCCTTAATCTGGTCTGAATAACCAGGAAATGCACTGGCTGCAAGATTACGAACTTCATCTTCAATATCTTCTGTGGTAGTTCTACCAAGAAATAAATCCTGTGATTTCTGTGCCCAATATTTATCATCTAAATATTTATTTACACCGAATGAATTAGCATAAGATTTAAGAGCAGAAGTATCACCAAGTACATCTCCGCCATAGCCAGTAACCAAACCAGAATTAACAATTAATTCTTTAAGTTGGTTTTCATCCATACCAGAGTCATAGGCTTTGGCTGCTAGACCTTCAAATAACTTAGCATCCATTTTAAGCCCTGAAGCAACAAGACTTTTGCGGGTAGCCAAACCATACTTATTAAGACCATCGGCATATACTCCAGGCTGTGAAGCCTTAGCCTGTAAACGAGAACGGGCTACAGAATTATTATTCTGATAAAAATTACTAGCCAGAATTGCAGCCTGCATATCATCGTATCTACCAGCCAGATATGCTTGCCACGCTTCTTCTAATTTAGAATCAATTCCTTTGAGAGCAAGAAGCATTTGTATCTGCTCTGCAAACTGTGGATTAGAAAGAACACCGCTTTTTTCTGCGGCTGCATTTTGTGCAGCCAATTGGGCTGCTGTTAATACGCCAGGTTCCGCCATTACATTCCTCCTGACATAATCTTTTGTAGTTCATCCATAAATCCAAAAGCCTGACGGCGTTCATACTCAAGAGGATTTTCTGTCTTAAGTCTTTCTTCTAGTTTTAATTGCTGTTCTTGCTGGTCAAAACCACCAGTAGTTCTAGATTGAATTTCTCCACCAACTCTTCTTTCAGTTGTAAGAACACCCTGTTTAACTATTTTATTTAATTCTTTTAGTTTTGCAGAACGTTGTTCTTCCGTTGGTTTGCGCCCAAGGGTTTCTATATAAATACTATCTATAAAAGCATTAAGTTCTATTTTGCTTATGTCTTGAAATGTTCGGCGACCAAGGGGTTCTGTTTCTCCAGCAATTCCGCCTACTAAACCTTTAGCAAAATTCAAAAAGTTTGGTGGTTCTTGTCCTGGACCAGTAACATTTCCGCTTATTACTGCTTTAGAATATTCACCAATAAGACCAATTAAAGCACCGTTAAAATCATTTGCTTCTGTATTTTTTGAATCATATGTTGCTTTAGAAATTTGTTTCTTTTTATATAATTCTTCAAATAAAGTATTTATATTTCCTGAACTTTTTAAATCTGAAAGCGCTACCTTTTTTATTTTTTCATATTCAGTATCTACTTCAAGAGTTTTAGTAACAGGGTCAAAATAAACATAATAAGGATTACGGTCTTTTCCTGCTAAATAAGTTGAACCATCAGGGTCTGTAACAATCTGAAGGTTAAATTTTTCTATGTAAGGCAATAAAGAGTTAGTCTCAGCAAATGGTCTTGACTCATAAGGAACAGTGCCACCAAGTGGCGCTATAGATATTGGCTCTTGTTCTTCTTCTTGTCTTACTTTTTTCTTACCACCTTGCCACTCAGCATAAGTAACATCAAGTATATCTTTTTCATCAGCAGTAGTAATTTGCCAACTATTGTTTTTAACAGACCATACAAGTTGTGGCTTTTGACCTGCTGGAAGAATAACAGAACCTTTGCCAGTAGAAGGTGTTGCTTCTCTAATGGCCTTTTTTAAGGCTTCCTGTTGCGCTGCAGTAGGTTTAGGTATAGTAATTTCTTTTGCCACTTTTACACCCTATACGTATCTCGTGAATAGTAATCCAAAATACTTTGGAATACTGCTCGGTTGGCTTCTTTAACTATTAAATCACCTTCAAGTAATTCGGCAATCAAGGCTTCAATGTCTGCTTTACGCTGACGTTTAGCATCTGCAAAATTTCTAGAATCCCGTAGGCTTGGGTCTTGAGCAAGGCGAATAAAATCTCTTATCTGAGTTACAGCAATTCCTACTTTAGTACGGCTAGCCTCAGGAATTTTAAAGGTAGGGTCTTGAACCATTTGTTCAAGGGCTTCAAACATTACGGTTTCGCTAGCAATTTCAAAACCACCACCAGTAATAATTGCATCTAAGAAAGGATTAGCAGCCTTCATAGCCTGACGCTTTGCAGTAGCAGAATTAATAATAGCCGCTCTTGCTGTAGGGCTAACTGTTTTTTCTAGGTCTTCTTTTTCTTGACGTGCTATATCGTAATAAATGCGTTTGTCCTGCGCCGTCATTACATCTAGATAATATCTATCTAAATCTTTGTTTGTAATAAAATCTGCTGCCTCTAACCAAGCATAAGATGAAGCATCAAAATCCCCAGTTTTAGGAGCAAAAATAAATGCTGCTTCTCCATATTTGTCCACTAAAGATTTATTATCTAAATACCAGTTTTTCATTTCTTTGGTTTTAGCAATTAAAACATTAACTTGTTTTTCATCTCGTGCAACTGTATAAACTAATTTGCTTGGATTTTCTCCAACAAAAGATGCAACAGCCATATCATATGGATTCTGAACATCTCCACCATATTTTTTTGTAATAGCATTTACATAATCATAAAATTGAGCACGAACACTCGTAATGCCAACAGTCTTTAAATAATCAGGAACATCTTTGCTTTCCTGAATTGTAGGTGCTACTGGTGATATAAGCCCTAACACAGAACGCATAACTAAAATGTTATGTGCGGATATTCTAATGTTTCTTAAGTATTCATATTTTTCTTCTGATGTAGCATTAGGCCCTGGAATATTTCCACGGGCTGCATTAAAAGCAATAGCCTGCATAGCAGCAGTTGCTTCCTGTCTGTCTTTTTCAGACTTAGGTAAAATAGCCCAAAGGCGTTGTAATGGCGCGGGTACTACAGCCTTTACAAGATTTATATTTTCGCCTATGCCACCCAACGCAAAGTTATCTAGTTCTTCTGCTGTCTTTTTAAAACCAACAGTATTCAACATAGTCTTCATACCTATAATACCTAAAGCAGCAATAGGACCAGAAAGAGTAGGAACACCAGACTGGTCATCAAAAGATGGATTAGCAAGTTTTAACTTTAATGTAAAGTCATTAAACAATGGCTGTTTAAATCCTGTATTTCCAGAAAACATTCTGGATACAGACTCTACTGTTTTAAATATTGCATCATCCATTGGCATAATAATGTATGGGTCGCCATTAGCATCTTCATACAAATCGCCATATGCATCAATACCCGTATGGGTTAGTCGCATCCTATAAAGAGCGCGAGGCGCTACATCGCGTAAGCGATAAACACGGCGCCAAAAATCTTCAGTAGCACGATAGAAACGTCCAACATTTCTAACAGATACAGCAAAGTTAGTCCGAACAGTAGGATTATCTACAAACTTTAATATAGTATCAGCAGCCTGAGCCAAAGATATTTCAGTAAATTTTTTCTGGACTATATCTGTAACATCCTCTAATGCATCTTCTCTGTAAGTTACAGGAACTTGTCCAGCGCCAGTACCTCTTGGTAAATACAATTGTTTTTTCTTGTATTTAATATCGTCAGGATTAATATTATTCATTCTCATCTCATTTAGACGAGCCTGCATAACTCTATTAATTTCTGTTTGCTCTAAATTTTTGTAATTATCTCTAATACGGAAATAAGTAACCCATAACGCTGGCTGTCTTAAAAGACCAGTAACTTGGTTATCCATAATATTCATCATATTATTTCCAAGCCTCATCCAGTTTGATTCTGGGTCATTTATAAGCGGAACATCTGATAATTCTTGCTTAGTAAACATTCTCCCTTGAGGTTGAAATCCTTTAGTAAGGCTTGCAAACTCATTAAAGTCAACACTTTGAGTTGCTATATTCCATTTATTCTTTATTTCTTTACCAGACTTAGATTCTTCTGCAAGTAATCTTTTATGAGTGTTTATTAAACGCTGCAATAAACCATCGTTAAATTTATCTGGACCTCCGTGAAACGCGGTATACATATCCAATAAAATTCTGTCTACGTTATCAGCGGCTATTTCTATATCGGTCAATCCACGCTGTCTTAAATCAGAAGTTCTACTTAAAGTTCCTGTGCCATTAGCAAGTGCTACTGGGTCACTTACTTTATGAGTGACAGTAATTCCCAAACCAGTGCTAGCAGATACTTTTTTAGTACGGACAACACCTAATTCTGCAAGCAACATATCTCTTGCTTTTAAATAATCATCTTCTGTTCGTAAAGCATTGCTTGAAAAAAATGCTTCAACTGGGTCAAACCTTTTATATATATCAACAGGCACTAATTGACCTGATTGGTCTGGAACTAATTTTTGACCACGAACTACTTTGTTGTTACCATAAAATTCTCTGCCAAAATTTTCCCAATGAACACCAGCAACGGCATTTCCATTCCAGGCTTTAGATTTTTCTAGGTCTTTAGTATCTACAAGACCACCTTTTGTGCCAGTGGTTATATCAGCAGCCTTTAATGCTGCTTCCCAATTGTTAGGTATTAACAATTCTTCAGTAACTTCTGCTCCAAAGCCACCACCAGCGCTAGCCTTAGCAACCAAAGACCTAGTCATACCAGTTAGCACTCCACCTCCGTGGATTTGTGCTTGCATTAAATAATTTAATTCATCCGTAGTTGCATTATTTGGTAATTGTCTTGCTGCGTGAGAAGTTATGTCTGCAACAATACTGGCTTTATCAACCATATATTCAGGTATAACATTTTTATAGGCTAAATTTTGTCTTATTCCTACACGCTCAGACATAGGTATTGACTCAGCCGTAGTTTTTACACCTAGTTTTTTCTTACCTAAATCAATAAAACCTTCAGTAGAACGAGAAGCCGTTATTGCTGTAGCAAGTTTTCCAATTGCTCTTTTTCCACCTGCTAATTTTGGCGCAATTACTCCGATAATGTCCCGACCAGGAGCAGTAAGAAGATACATAACGCCTTCGTCAATTGTGCTTCTAATACCTAGACGAGGAAAAAGAGTCAATATAGTCCAACTATTAACTATATCTCCAGAAAGTTTTGACTGACCAGCGCCTTTAGTTGCTGTCATAACTAAATTAGTTTTGTTTTTTGCTTCAAAACCTAACTGCGATAGCAACATATAGTCAAGACTTCCAATTGCATTAGCCTCTTGGAATGGGTGAATAACACCAGATGACTCATAAAAAATACCTTCTGGCAATACTTTAAGCCCTGTGCCTCCAACTACATTTTTTAAGTGCAATGGAACTTTAATATCTTCTACAACACCAGTTCCTTTTGCAGAACCAAAATGAGATTGTAGTTCTTTCTCAATAATTTCTTTGCCTCTGGCGTGACCATCAACGCCATACTTTTGCATAATTGCATAGTAAAGGCTACGTAATACTTGGACTTGGTCAGCAGCATCAGCGTTAACAAATTTAACTGTTAAAAAATCAGCAAGGTCTCTTGGCAATACTTGTAGTGCTGTGTCTCTAAAATTGTCAGCAGTATCTACTGCATCATCGCCAATTTTAATAGAACGACCCATAGGGTTTTTCTTAAAAAGTCTTCCAAGTTTTTCTTTTCTAGATAAACCTTCGCTAAACTTTTGTATTTCAGCAACTTGAGGACTTACAAAGTTTCCTGTTTCATCGCCATATTTTGTTAATATGTCCCATACATTCTGACCTTTTTTCTTAATTTCAAGTATAGGAATTGCTGGATTTAATTGAGAATCTATATAGCGACCTAATCCAAAATCTAATTTTCTTTGATTTCTGGCAGTAACTACACCAGTCCTAAAGTATTGAACTCCGTCTACTCTGCCAGCAATTAAATTAAAAGTAGCATCTACATCTCGTGCAAAATAATTTACTGCTGAGTTGCTATCAAAAACTTCATTTCTTTCTAAAAGTTTAATCCACTTCATATTAGCGTGACCAGGAAAGTCTTGGTATATTCCACGAATTATTTTAGACTTTTCTTCTGTTCCTTTAGCCAAGGACAATTCTTTAATTCTAGGACCTATTTCTTCATCCCAATGCTGACGTAATAATGGTGACTGAGCAAAAGTTTTTTGAACACCAAGACCACCCTCTGCTTTAATATTTTTTGCTAACCTGTCACCAATGTTTATATCAGCCCAACCTTTGCTGGCTAAAAATGGTGCTATCTTGCCCATACCGAAAGTTAAATAAGTCAAAGGGTCAATAACAATTTGATACATAAAATCTATAAACCCTGATACATCTTTAGTTTGACTGCTTATATAGTCAGGGGTTTTTTTGCTTGGTTTATTCATAATGCGTGCTATATCACGCCCAGGTGAAACCTGTGCATACTTAACAGCATCTAATACTTGTTTAAATGACGCATCATCATTAAACGCTCTAGAAAAAGAATCTAAAAATTTTTCAGTTAATTGACCTTGGCTTTCTACAATTTCTCCAGGCTTCATACCCATAAGAAGACCTTTAGCGACATCAACATCTTCTTTGCCAAAATCTTTTACAGCCTGGTCTAAAGCGCCTTCATCAAAAACTTTTCGTCCATCCCAAGCATCTGTAAGAACGTTAGTGCTAAATAAATTTTCTCCTTGGGCAACTTGACGACCAACAAGGTAAGGAAGATTAATTGTTCTGCCATAAGCGCCAGCGGCTTTAAAAAAAGAAGTTAATGGAGTAGCAGCAAATTTTAAAGCACCTTTACCAAAACCTAATACTCTGTCAGTAACATTAGGGTCTTCTTTTGCGTAGTCAGCATCTGGATATAAAAACTCTAACATTTCTTTAACTTGATTATCTAATTTGTTAAAGTCTTGCCGAGCAATCTCTAAAGGTTTTCTCAAAAGAGTTTTATTTAATTTTACAGTACGAGCAAACTGGTCTAATTGTGTTATTTGAGTGCTGTTTAGATTAGCCTGCTCAGCAGCAGCAAAAACATTTGGACTTACTTCAGCAACTGAAAAGTTTACTTTGTAAGCCATTAGTATCCTTCGTCAACAAGACGTCTGTAAATTAACTCAGCATCTCCACTAGGGTCAAAACTAGAAAGTTGTTTAAATGTATCTACTAAAGAAACAGTTGGCTTCATAGGCATAGGAGGTAATACTTCAGAACCAGGACCTGCACCCATATCAATACCAGCAGTAACAGGTTCATCTGCTCTTTGGGTTGCAGCAGTAATAGGTGTTACTTCAGATGCTACCTCTGCTAATGGGTTAACTGCCATAGGAGCAGCAGTTTGCTGCTCATAGGTAGCCTGACCTTGTCCATACGGCATACCAGAAATATATCTAGCAGGTTGCTTAGAAACATTTAAATCTGTTCGCTTAGACATAGACCCAATGCCAGAAACTTCTTCTCTAATTGCCACTAGTCTTCGTCCTCTTCATCTAGATATTTTTTTAATTCTTCTTCGCTAGGCGCTTTATACGCTACCCAACTTGGGTAAGAAGATTTTTCCATTACAAAACTTAATGCTAACTCGCTGCTAAATCCTGCTTTAAGTAAAGACTTATAGTATTCATTAAGCCAGATGCAATACATTTCTAACTCTGTATATTCTTCATTTGCTACAGTACGCGGTTTACGTGTGCGCTGTGGTTTCTTTTTCCGCGGTGCCATAGTTACCTCCGTATAGCAGTTCTTGCGCTAGCGCTTGCCTGTCCACCTGCCGTTAAACTAGATAACAAAGTTTGTAGTGATGGTGCAGCAGGAGCGCCTCCTACTGGCGCAGCGGGAGCAGGGGACGTTTGCTCAACCTGAGGGGCACCAGCAGGAGGTAATTCTGGAGCGAAGACTTCTTCAACAGCGTCTTCAATTGCTACGCCTTTCTGGCGTGATTTAATAACATCAGCAATTTTCTTAATTACCATTGATGGGTCTGCGCCTTGTATAGCCATCTGTGGAATAGCCTGGGTATAGGCTTGCAGAGATTGAACTAACGACTTACGCATATTTTCAATTTCAATTTTTTCTTGCTCTTGAGTTACGTTAATACCAAATGGTAATTCACGCATAGCAAGGTCTGTTGAAATCAAACCGCCACCTAATGCTTGCAACATAAAGATAAGACCCTGTGCTGGGTTAAGACCTGCCAACATTCCATAACGGACATCGGCTGAGTAGTCTTTCTTAATATCCTTACTAGGCTTGTAGGTAATCTGGTATGGGCTACCAGCATCTACACCACGGATAGTCTTTTCATAATCAAAAAATCTTTCATCAACTTCAAAGCATACGGAAATAACATCGCGTAGCGCTGAAGCAAAAATAGCCTGAGCAGACTTGACCTGTGTGTCAAAGCCTCCCATAAGTGCCTGCACACCTTGTCCCGTGATGATGCTGGCATCAATGTTTCCAGTACGTCCCTCTGGATAACGTGTTCCCGTTCTTAGTTCTTGCTGTAGTAAAGCCTGTTCAGTAAATGCTCCAGGTGGAATATTTAAATCAACACGGCGAACACCAGCAGGGTTAGCGGTGCGGATAACAGCATCGCCACCCATTTCAAGTTCATTGACATCCGAAGGTAGAACAATTGGTGCTTGCACGGACTTCTCCGCTGCTTCCATCGCAAGTAATGCGAACCTGTTGCGAAGCAACTGAATACCGAGCACGTCATCAAACTGACCACGCATCTCATCATCAATAGATGGTCTCTTAGCAACAACAACCATCATCTTGCCAATAGGGTTCTTGGCGTGAGATAGCAATAGGTTATTGCGCTCAGGAACATATAACACAGACTGCTCGCTATCGTAATAGCGAACAATTTCAATCTGTGCTGTCATATCAGACTTGTACATTTCTTTGCCAAGTAAGATATTTGCGTACTCAGGGAACTGTGAAGCAACTTCTCCAACAGGCATATAGTAACGCTTTGCAAAGGCAATGCAGCGTCCATAGCGGTCAAACTCTGGGTAAGCGCCCACTGGGTTTTCTATACGGATACGCGGCAGCCCTGCTTCTTCGTCCAATTCAATTATGAAAGGAACGAAACCAAATGTTATGTATACATCGGCTCCTGTATACATTTGGACTTGTAAGTCCGAGTGAGCAAAATAATTAGTAGCAATACGAGTGCGGGTGTCAGCAAACTTACGAGCGCGGTCATTAGCCTGATTCGCCGCCGAACAGTTAACTGACGGTAATGGCGCCATAACCTCGGAAAGGTCTCTCGCAACAATATCAATAAAATTTGCAACGACATTAGCGTCTACACCTTCAGGAAAAAAATCTGGATATACAGTTGCAATCTGTCCCTTACGAACAGCAAGAACATCTTGTTGGCGCGAATCGCGCTCTGCAGCACGTTGACGTAAGTTCTCAACACGGGCTGAGATTTGTTCTATTGATAACATCTATTTCCTATCCGTATGTTTGTTGCCAT